AAGATCGGCGCGGCGTGCTGCAATCCTATCCATGTCAGTGGCAATCTGAGCGATTGTTTGGGTTGTATTTGCCATTACCGGGGCGATCATGTTACGCCACCACCTTGCGATCTTTTAGCACGGTATTGCGAACTTCCATGTACCGCAAGTCAAGATTCTTTAGCCGGGCGCGAAGCAGTGGTCTGTCAGCATACGCATAATTAAACTCGCGTTTCGTCGATTCGATAAGCGCCTCAATCTGAGCTAACTTAATCGCTTGTGATTTGGTCGTCATGGTCGTTTAGGCCTCCTATAGCCTTGCCCGGCTGGCCCGGTGGTCGCCGGTCCTGCCTGACATTCATAGAATATCATAACTGATGATTTACTGCAAGGGGTATGCTAAATCATGCTGACACCGCCTTGCTACATTCAGCAGCAATAATGGCGCGAACAGCCCAGCAGCGATCAACTGCAGCTTGGGCCTTAACCATCGATGTGTACAACGTCAGCCAATCGCGTCCAGCTTCACTGACGAACCAATTGCGACCCGGAACACCGTTGATGACGTGGCCACGATACTTCACCGACCTACAAGCAGACTTTGCAATTTTGGCTGCAAAATCCCGCTTCATCTTGGCCATGTTGAATGTTCCCGCGTTGTTGAAATCTTTGCTGATGCGGCCTGTTTTTGTCGTGTTTGACATTACAGCACCTCCTGATAGTGCCGGGTGCCACCGAAGACCGACCAAGCGGCTACCACGTTATCGTTGTGGTGTACGGCAAACTCGAAGCACTTCGACTTGCCGTAAGCGAGGGCATCGGCCAGCGTGCCGAATTCCTCCTGCGAGTACCATCCCATGTTGCTCCAGAATACTTTGAATGCTGCGTTCATTGCGTTTAGGCCTCCTATAGCCTTGCCCGGCTGGCCCGGTGGTCGCCGGTCCTGCCTGACATTCATAGAATAGCATAGCTAATGATTTACTTGCATTCATCAGCTGTTAGTACGTCTTCAGTTTGCCAAATCAGGCGGCTTCCAGTACTCTTACAGTCAGATGGCGAAACGCAAACCCGCAGAGCAGAACCCGGCGCTAAAGATTGAGTACTGGCCGATAGACCGGCTTGAGCCATACGAGCGCAACCCACGCAAGAACGACAAGGCCGTGGGCCAGATGGTGGCTTCGATCAAAGAGTACGGGTTCACAATCCCAGTGCTGGCCAAGTCTGACGGGCTGATAATCGACGGACACCTGCGCCTGAAGGCTGCGCTTCAGATGAAGTTGGCAGAGGTGCCGGTGATCGCGTGCGATACCTGGACAGAAGCTCAGGTAAAAGCATTCCGGCTGATGGTGAACCGCTCCGTCGCGTGGGCCGACTGGGATATGGACGCGCTCGCTCTGGAGTTTGGAGACTTGAAGGCGCTGGACTTCGACCTGACGCTGACCGGGTTTGCAGACTGGGAGACCGGCTGGACGAAACCGGAAGGCGACGGAACGGCCAAACCGGAATGGACTGGAATGCCTGATTTCGAGCAGGAAGATAAACTCGCGTGGCAGACCGTCCAGGTTCACTTTGCGAACTCTGTTGACCGTGATGCCTTCGCTGCGCTCACAGGGCAACTTATAACCGACAAGACTAAATTTATCTGGCACCCAAAACAGATAAATGGCAGTGCAGCTACACTCCAGTACAGCTCCATTGACCCACAGAATCCAAAGTTCCCAGTCTACGTGATCTCAAAAGGCCGTGCAGAGTCAAGGCTCACGAGTAAAGCGTTAGAGGAACTTAAAATTCCGTACAGGATCGTTATTGAAGAGCAAGAGTATGAGCAGTATGCGGCAGTGATCGACCCTGCGAAGATTCTTGTGCTGCCGTTTTCAAACCTTGGGCAAGGTGGTATCCCTGCTCGAAATTGGGTGTGGGAACATGCGATCTCCGAGGGAGCGGAACGCCACTGGATCTTGGACGACAATATTAGACACTTCCTTCGGCTGCACGATAACCGTAAACGACGCATGAATGACGGAACGTGTTTCAGGGCCGCTGAGGACTACGTCGAGAGGTTTACAAATGTTGGACTGGCTGGGTTTCAATATGCACTCCTTGCGGTCGCAAAGCAAAAAATGAAACCATGCACTTTGAATACTCGGATTTACTCATGCATCCTGATTGACAACGCGCTTCCGTTTCGCTGGCGTGGACGCTACAACGAGGATACCGATCTTTCGCTGAGGGTCTTAAAGTCTGGCATGAGTACAGTATTATTTAACGCATTTCTGGCGGAAAAGGTGTCTACCATGACCATGAAAGGCGGCAACACCGACGAACTCTACCAAGGGGACGGGCGGCTGAAGATGGCGGAATCGCTCAGAGAGCAACACCCGGACGTTGTGAAGGTGGTCCGCAAGTGGAACCGCTGGCAGCATCAGGTGGACTATCGACCGTTCAAGAACAACAAGTTCATACCGAAACCGGGCTTCGAAGTCCCAACCGAAGCAAACAACTACGGCATGGAACTGGTTCACATCGACAAGGGCGGATCGACACCGACCCGGACGCTCCAATTCCAAGCAGGGGCCAGCGCATGAAGAAGGGCGTAGACATCACAGCGGAGCACCACCCGGCGCTGAAAATTAAGTACTGTCCAATAGCTCGACTGCCGCCATACGAGCGCAATCCACGGCGCAACGACAAAGCTATCCCGCAAATGATGGCGTCGATCAAAGAATACGGGTTCACAATCCCGGTTCTGGCAAAATCTGACGGGATGGTGATCGACGGCCACCTGAGGCTGAAGGCTGCGGTTCAGATGAAGCTCGCAGAGGTTCCGGTTATCCCGTGCGATACCTGGACAGAGGCGCAGGTGCAGGCGTTCCGGCTGATGGTCAATCGGTCGGTCGCGTGGGCGGACTGGGACATGGACGCGCTGGCTCTAGAGTTTGGCGACCTGAAGGCGCTCGACTTTGACCTGACAATGACCGGGTTCAACTCCCGCGAAATTGACGCGCTCACGCTGGAGGCGAACGCTGCGGAAGACGACGCTCCTCCGGTACCGGCTGATCCGGTCACGAAACCGGGTGACCTGTACCTGCTGGGACCGCACCGGCTGCTGTGCGGCGACTCCACCAGTGCGACGGACGTGGAGCGGTTGCTGGGCGAACGGAAGCCGTTCCTGATGGTGACCGACCCTCCGTATGGGGTGAACTACGACGCCAGTTGGCGCGTGAATGATCTTGGAAATCATCGAGACTCCACGGCGACCGGCAAGGTTACAAACGACGACCGCGCAGACTGGCGGGAGGCGTGGGCCTTATTTCCCGGCGACGTGGCATATTGCTGGAGTCCTCCCGGTGGCGATACGATTCGGCACGGAGTGGCATTGCAGGAATCCGGTTTCGATATACGGGCCACAATTATCTGGGCCAAGTCCTGCATGGTCATCGGGCGAGGACACTACCACTGCCAGCATGAGCCATGTTGGTACGCTGTCCGTAAATCGGCTAAAGCAAACTGGCTCTCCGACCGAAAGCAAACCACGCTCTGGCAGATCGACAAGCCAATGAAGTCCGAGACCGGGCACAGCACCCAGAAGCCTGTGGAGTGTATGCGCCGTCCTATCCTGCACCACACCCAAGCTGGCGACAAGGTATACGACCCGTTCCTCGGCTCCGGCACCACGCTGGTAGCTGCTGAACTGACCGAACGTGTCTGCTACGGTCTTGAACTTGACCCCGGATACTGTGACGTGATTGTTTCCAGATGGGAGAAACTGACCGGCAAGAAAGCAACACTGGAGCCGGGTTTTTCCCGTACATAAAACGAAATGGCCAGACCTTCCTACCAACCAACCGACCAAGACACCCGTACCGTGCAGACTATGGCGGCCTGCGGCTTCCCTCACGCAGAGATATGCACAATCCTCGATATTGACGAAAAGACGCTGCGCAAGCACTTCCGCGACACGCTGGACAAAGCGATGATCCAGGCTGACGCGAAAGTATCGCAGACCATGTTCCAGATGGCCACGTCGGGCGAACATCCGGGCATGACTGCGTTCTGGATGAAGGTCAGGCGGCGCTGGAAGGAACCGGCAAACGATCATCGCTTTGTTGACGAATCCGGCAAAGACCGTCCATTCCTTCTTTCTGACGCAGACAGGCTGATTGCGGAAGCTGATGCCGAAATCAACAGCGGAGAATAGAGCGCGATTCCTTCTTGACCCGGTAGAGTTCCAGCGGACGCAACTCAGACGCAAGCTGTGGGCGAAGCAGCGCGAGATCCTGCATTCCACGATCACCAGACCGCTGACAACGGTCAAGGGGTGTCACGCCTCGGGCAAGACGTTTGCGGCGTCCGGACTTCCGCTGTGGTGGCTGGTACGGTACCGGCGCAACTCTAAAGTCTTCGTGACGGCTCCGACGGAACGGCAGGTTAAGACGTTTTACAAGGACGTGCGGGTAGCGTGGGACGCGGGGCCGGTGAAGCAATTGCTGCCCATGCCGTCGACGCTCGGACTCAACGTCGCGCCAGACCGCTACGCTTACGGGGCCAGCTCATCGGCCGGCGTCAACATTCAAGGACTGCACGGTGAACATGTATTAATCATCTGCGACGAGGCTCCAGGTATCGGTTCGGAGATCTGGGACGCAATCGAAGGCATACGCTCGGGCGGTAACGTCCACGTTCTGGAGCTCGGCAACCCGGTTGTGCCGTCGGGCCACTTCTACGACTCGCACACGAAAGATCGGGCAATCTACAACTGCATCAGCATCAGCGGTTTTGACACGCCGAACCTGCTGAACGAACTCACTGGGCTGCCGCTGACTGAAGAAGAGCTGCTGGGCCTGAACGAGACACGACTGGCGCGTGTAGCAGATCCGGGCCTGATAACGCGGGCGTGGATTCGGGAACGGCACAAGGTATGGGGTCCGAAGCATCCGAAGTACTTGAGCCGCGTGCTCGGCAAGTTCCCCGGCAACGACCCGTACAGCGTCTACCCGTTGGCGTGGATCGAACGGGCGAACAGGGTGCCGACGGATCTGGAGATACAGCAGAACAGCACAGAGACGGTTCAGATCGGTATCGACGTTGCGGGCCCAGGCTCAGACGAAACCGTGTTGGTGGCGCGGCGTGGCGGGCAGATTCTTGAAACCCACGCATTCTCAGACAACGACCCACGCGGGCCAGTAGCCAATATCCTGCATCGGTTCCGAAGTGCCGGACGGCTCGGGCTGGTGGTAATCGACATCGCAGGCATCGGCTACAATTTCGCGCTTCACATGGCGGACCAGCGGTTTCCTGTGTATGGTTTCAACGCAGGGTTTAGTGCCATCGATTCCACGCAGTACGTCAATCAGAAAGCGGAAACGTATTGGCAGTTCCGCGAATATCTCAGAGCCGATGCAATATCAGGCTTGGTCGACGAAGAGACATCGGCGCAACTTTCGACGCTTAGATATCGAGAGAACAGCCAAGGGCGCACTGAGATCGAGACGAAGGATCAACGCAACCAGCGCGGCATACCGGGGAGCCCTGACCGGGCAGAGGCGACGATCATGGCGTTTATGCGCGTCAGACCGCAGCAGCAGGAGCGCTCACTACCCGGTTACGAGATTTCACCGATATAATATTCTTGCAATTGGCTTACAGCGTACTATAAGCTATTGGTTGTGGATGATTACGACAGCGGAGCCTATTGCCGTCATTGGCAAGCGCCTGACCAGTGCGATAAGAATTGCGGCTGTGGTCACAGTTGCGGGCTACACGATTGGGACGGCAAATGTTTCGCGGAGTTGTGCCAGTGCAAGAAATGGACGGAGAGAAATGAAACAAATAAACGTCCCAGTTGAGGACGAAGTTTACGAAGCGGCGAAGATGCTGGCTGCAAAATGCGGAATGTTGCTAAAGGCATGGGTGGCGAGGGCGATCTTGAACCAGGCATCAAAGGAGCGAAACGATGGAAACACTTAAAGCGAACATCGGCGTTTGGCCGGGTGTCATGTATGTCATAGGGCTGGTGGTTGCGGTGCTGGCAATGTGGCGCTGGGATATGCGCCAGATGCGGAAGGCGCGGCGCGAGGCCGAACTGATGCGTCAACATGTCAAGTTTATGAATGACAAAGGGCAGGGG